CGGTCGTGCAGGGTACCAACGGCGGCCCGCTGCCGATCGACCTGCCGAACGGCAACCTGGATCTGGGCCGCATCTCGTCGCCGCCGACCGCCAGCTACACCGGCCGCAACAACAACGTCGCTGTGACCACGGTCGGTACCGACAAGGTCAGCCTGAAGTCCAAGAAGCTGACCGGCCTGGTGCCGATCGCCAAGGACCTGCTGCGCATGGCCGGCGTCAACCCGGGCGCCGACGCCATCGTCACGGGCGTGATGGGCCGCGCGATGTCCACCGCGCAGGACATCGCGATGATCCGCGGCGACGGCACCGGCAACAACATCAAGGGCCTGCGCTACTGGGCGCCGGGCAGCAACGTCCTGAGCGCCACTGCGCTGACTGGCCTGAAGACCTCGGACGGCACCTTGCAACAGGCGATCAAGAGCGACATCGGCCGCGCCAAGCTGGCCCTGCGTCGCGCGAACGTCGGCATGACCCGCTGCGCCTGGCTGATGCACCCAGATACCGCCCAGTACCTGGAAGACCTGCAGACCTCGACCGGCGCGCGCGTGTTCCCGGAAATGCAGGACGGCTTCCTGGGCAAGATCCCGGTCGGCGTCAGCACCCAGATCCCGACCAACCTGACCAGCGGCGGTGCCGTCGGCAACGGCTCCGAGGTCTACCTGGTCGACTGGGACCACTGGCTGCTCGGCCAGGCCCTGCCGCTGGAAGTGGCGATCAGCTACGAGGCCAGCTACACCGATCCGTCCACCGGCAACGTCGTCAACGCCTTCGAGCGCGACGAGACCCTGATCCGCATGATCGTCGAGAACGACATCGCGCCGATGCACTCGGTCGCCGTGTCGGTGCTGGACGGCTGCACCTGGTACCGCTGATCGGCTGATCGGCTGACGGCTGACGTATCACCCGCGCCGGCGCGGCCGGCGCATCCCCTGAATCTTACCGGAGCAATCCCATGGCAAAGCACATCAAGGTCCTGAAACACTTCAACTGCTACAACCCGGGCGAAGTCGCCTGCTTCGACGACGAAACCGCAGCCCAGATCGTCGATCGCAAGTTCGGCGTCGAGGTCAAGGTCGACGCCAAGACCGGCGCCGTCTCCGACGACCAGGCCGCCCAGAAGTAAGCCATGTCCGAATTCGTGGAATTCCTGCCGCCCGCCGGCATCCTCGGCGAGCCGGTGTCGGTTCTCGACCTGAAGAACCACATCCGCCAGGATGCCGACAACACCGCGATGGACTTCGAGATCAAGTCGGTGTACATCCCGGGCGCGCGCCAGCTGGCGGAAACGCGCACCGGCTCGGCCATCCGGCCGGCGCGCTACCGGCAACGGCTGCGGGAATTCCCGAAGGACGGCGGCGCCATCGCCATCACGCACGGCCTGGTGATGGCCATCGAATCCATCACCTACGCTACTCCGGGCGGCCGCCAGCCGCTCGACCTCTCGAGCATCGAGTCGGCCGTGATCGACCGCGAGACGCTGGTCGAGCCCATCTCCGGCAAGTGGCCGGACGCCACCGCCGGCCTGCGTGGCGTCGAGATCACCTACACGGCCGGCATCCTGCCCGCCGACCTGGCGATCCGCTTCCCGAGCGTGCGCAACTGGATCCTGATGGCCGCAGCCTGGGCCTTCGAGAATCCCGAGCTGTTCGTGCTCTCGAAGGGGCGCGAGGGCTACCAGGAGCTGCCTGCCGACTACCTGGCCGGCCTGCTCGATCCGATCACCGTCCGCACGAGGTTCTGACCATGCCGGGACCAGGAAACCGCAGGCACCAGGTGCAGGTGCAGGCGCCCGACCCCAACAAGGACGCGCTGGGCGCCACGTCCCGCAACTGGAAAACCCTGTTCACGACCACCGTCTCGATCACGCCGCTCGGCGGGCGCGAGTTGATGGCCGCGCAGGCGATCCACGCCGAGGCTACGCACCGGATCGACGGCGCATACCGCGCCGAATGGAGCAACCCGGTGCGCGCCGCGCGCTACCGGATCAAATTCCGCGACCGCCTGTTCAACATCCACGATGTGCAGAACGTGAACGAGCGCAACCGCGACGTGGTGCTGATCGTCAGCGAAGGCCTCAACGATGGCTGACGTCGCCTTTGATACGGCCAAACTCGCTGCCCTGCGCACCAACCTGGAGCAGTTCCCGGCCCGGCTGGCCAAGAACGTGCTGCGCTCGTCCCTGCGCCGTGGCGCCACGGTCGTGCGCGACCAGGCGCGCGCCAACTTCCGGCCGGCTGGCAGCACCGGCGGGGAAGGGCCGCAGACGCTCACCGGTGCGCTGCGCGCCTCGATCCGCGTGGCCGCCCGGCGCGGCACGCCGACGCGCGTCGTGGTCCAGGTGGTCGCGGGCGAGCTGACCACCGCCCAGAAGAAGCGCTTCGGCGTGCAGGCCGCCTTCTACGCATTCATGGTGGAGAAGGGCCATATCAACCGCAAGCTCGGCCAGGCGCTGCGCGGCAGCAAGGCGGGTGTGCGCGCCGCGCGTGCCGCCTCGACCAGCAACACGCCGGCGCATCCCTTCATGCGCCCGGCCATCGAAGCCAAGGCCGCCGCCGTGATCGACACCATCGCCAGCACCGTGCAGAGCCGGCTCGACGAAGGACTCAAGTGAACGGACATCTCGCCATCCACGCGCGCCTGAACGGCGCGGCAGGCCTAGCCGCACTTGTCAAGGACCGGATCTATCCGGACGTGATGCCGGATTCCCCGATTTACCCGGCAGTCACCTACCAGCAGCTGAGCGGCAGCAGCGCGCGCGGTGCCGTGGCCGATCCGCCGCTCAAGAAGGCGCTGTTCCAGGTGTCGACCTGGGCCAAGTCGCGGCTGGACGCGGTGACGATCGCCGCCCAGGTGCGCATGGCACTGGACCGCCTGCGCAAGGCGCAGGCCGGCGGGGTACAGGTAGACGACTGCTTCTTTGACAGCAGCGTCGACGCCTTCGACCCCGACACCAAAACCTACGCCGTACACACGACGTTCCGCCTGCACTACCGCGAGGCCGCATGACCAAGACAGAACAGATCGTCGCCGCCATCGTCGCGCAGCTGGAGGCCGCGGGCCTCAACGTGCGCACCGACACCGCGACGCAGCAGTCCTTCGAAGACCTGCCGGTGGTGGTCGTGCTGCCCGGTAGCGACATCCCGCAGCCCATCACCTACACCGGGGGCTACGTGAACTGGGAGCTGACCGTCTCGCTGGTGATCGGCGCCGACGGTGCGATGCCGCTGCTCGCGCCGGAAACGACGCGCGCTACGGCGCATGCCGCCCTGTATGCCGACCGCACCTTGGGCGGCCGGGCGACCGACCTGATGGTTGGCGGCGTGAACCGGCAGATCGACGAAGAAAACCCGGCGCTCGGCATTGCCGAAGCCACCTACACCATCCGCTATCGACAACTGGAAGGGCAGCTATGAACGATCAATACGAAGGCCAAGGCGGCAGCTACGTCGTCGGCGAATCCGGCGCGCGCACGCTGGTCGAGCGCACCCGCAACCCCGGCGATGCGCCGGCGGAACCGACGCAGGATCCGGCGCCGACCGCGCAGGACACCCAGCCCGCTTCGGCGGGTTTTTCGTTGCCGGAAGCCCCGGCCGACCAATCCACCGCGGAGTAACCGATGGCCAACCAACAACTGCTCACCCGTAAGCGCGCCCTCCTCGCCAAGATCGAATCGACCTATGGCCAGGACCCGACCCCGACCGCCCAGCTCGACGCGCTCCTGATGAGCAACCTGACGGTCACGCCGATGGAAATGACCCTGGCCCAGCGTAACAACGTGAAGGCCTACATGGGTAACAACCCATCGGTCCTGGCCGCGATCTACGCGAGCGTCAGCTTCGACATCGAGGTGGCCGGCTCGGGCACCGCCGGCACCGCGCCGGCCTACGACGAACTGCTGCGCGCTTGCGGCATGTCGGCCACCACGCTGGCGGCTGCCGTCGCCGGTAACCTGACTGCAGGCTCTGCCACCTCGGGCACGCTGCCGGCTTCGGCCTCGGCCGTGGACGGCACCTACAACGGCATGACCGTGTTCGTCACCGGCGGCACCGGCAGTGGCCAGAGCGCCGTCGTCTCCGGCTACGTCGGGTCGACCAAGGTCGCGACCTTCACCAGTACGCTCGGCACGCCGCTGGACGCCACCAGCGTCATCTCCATCCCGGCCCAGGTGGTCTACAAGCCGGTGTCGAGCAACCTGGAATCGGTCGCCTTCTACGTCAACGTCGACGGCGTGCGCCACCTGATGCTGGGGGCGCGCGGCAGCGTGTCGCTGAAGCTGTCGGCCCAGAGCGTTCCGATGTGGTCCTTCAAGTTCACCGGCCTGTACACCACGCCGACCGACGTGACGATCCCGGCGCCGAACCTGACCACCTTCGCCGCGCCGCTGGCCGTCAACAGCATCAACACCTCTGGCGTGAACGTCTCGGGCTTCCTCGGCGCCGCGCTGTCCGACTTCAGCTTCGATCTGGCGACCGCGGTCACCTTCCGCAGCCTGCCGGGCGGCGGCGACCAGGTGGTGCTGACCGACCGCCAGCCGTCCGGCTCGCTGACCATCGAGGCAACCACCGTCGGTACCAAGGACTGGTGGACCCTGATCAAGAACGTCCAGCTGGGCCCGTTCTCGGTCACCCACGGCACCGCCGCCGGCAACAAGGTCAAGATCGACGCCCCGCAGCAGCAGCTGACCCAGCCGCAGTACGGCGACAAGGACGGCATCACCATGCTGACGATGAAGCAGACCTTCGTGCCGCAAAACGGCAACGACGAACTGACCATCTGCTTCCTGTAAGTCACCCCGGCCCCAGGCCAACCACCGAGCACCGACCGGCTGCCGTCGCCTTCGCGGGCGCGGCGGCTGGCACGGGCACACATCCTCCTCCCGCGAAAGGAAAACCCCATGTTCATTCTGCAATCCGCAACCGGCAAGACCATCTCCTGGCCCGTCACCGTTGAAGTCGCCGTCGACGGCGGCAAGATCGCCAGGTACGGCTTCAACGGCACCTTCAAGGTGCTGAGCGACGACGAGCGCGAGGCGCTTGCCGCCGGCAAGGTCCAGGCGCCGGCGTTGGACGCCCCGCTCGACGGCGCAGACGACCAGAACGCCCTGGTCACCGCCACCGCCATCGACTGGAAGGAAGCAGCCGTCGACGGCGTCCTGGAAGTGATGACCGACTGGAGCGGCGTGGTCGATCAGAACAAGACCCCGATCCCGTTCAACCGCGACAACCTGCTGACCGCAGCCCGTAGCGCCGCCGGTATCGGCATTCTGCGCGGCATTAACACCGCCATCCAGGAAATCACCACCGGCGCCCGCGCAAAAAACTGAAGCAAGCCGCCGCGTTCTGGGCGCGCGGCGGCAAGGACGACGGCTCGGCCGCGCAGTCCGATTTCGAGCTGTGGGGCCTGGCCACGGACGAGACGGCAGCCTGGATCGGCGTCGACGACGAGCCGGTGCAGTTCGAAGTCTGGCCCGAAAACTGGCTCACCGTGCAAGCCTTCATCGCCATGGCCACCCAATGGCGCTGGACCGGCGGCATGGAGCCCAGGCGCTGCGGCCTCGACTACGGCGCCCTGCCCATGGTGTACGAAGGCCTGGAGATAAGGCGCAAGGACAGGCCTACCGTGTTCCAGGGCCTGCGTATGATGGAAGTCGAGGCTCTCGACGTGATGTTGCGTGCGTAGCATTTCGCAAACCCTTCCATGCACCGCAAAACCGTGTAGTATTGCCAATGTGAAAAACGGAGGCGATGCATGGAAATCGTTTTGCTGGTATGGATAGGGTGCGCGGTGCTGTGCTGGGTGGTCGCGAGCAGCAAAGGTCGCTTCGCCGGCGGCTGGTTCCTGCTCGGACTGGTGCTGGGCATCTTCGCGCTGATCGCCATCGCAGCCATGCCCTCGCGCGCCAGGGCGCCCGGCGAACCGACGCCCGATACCCATGTGCGCTGTCCGGACTGCCGGGAGCTGGTGCGTAAGGACGCACAGGTCTGCCGCCACTGCCATTGCAAGCTGATACCGCAGACCTGACCCTCGTCTGCACCGTCTGAGAAGCCCGCCCAGCGCGGGCTTTTTGCTTTTCAAGGCCACCCATCGCGGTGGCCTTTTTCATTGGAGCATCGCATGGCCGGAGCCGTACAGGTCGGAGCACTCGTCATCAACATGGCGGCCGACATCGCGTCGCTGAAGACGAACCTGGCCGAAGCCACGCGCGAGGCCCAGACCACGGGCCAGAAGATGGCCGCCCACCTGGGTGCCGTGCGCACCAGCCTGGAATCGGCCATCGCGCCGCTGCAGTCGCTCACTGTCAAGGTCGGCTCGCTCGAAGCGCAGATGGCGAAAGCCAAAGAGGCGGCGACCTCGCTCGCCAAGGGCTTGATCATTGGCTCGGCGGCCGGCATGTCGATCGAGGCCATCAAGGGCAAGCTCGAAGGCGCAATCGAGGCCATGGCGCACCTGAAGGAGCTGTCGGAAAAGACCGGCTCGTCCGTCGAAAACCTGTCCAAGCTCGGCTTTTATGCCAAGGCGGCCGGCACCGACGTCGATAGTGTCGCTTCTGCCATGAACAAGCTCACCAAGGGCATGATGAGCGCCGACGATGAGACCAAGGGTGCGGGCCAGGCCCTGGCCTTTCTCGGCCTCTCCGCGCGCGATGCGGCCGGCAACATGAAGGATCCGGCAGTCCTGTTCACCGAGATCGCCAAGAAGCTCGACGGCTACCGCGACGGCGCCGGAAAGGCCGCGATTGCGATGACGCTGTTCGGGAAATCCGGCGCGGACATGCTCCCGGTGATGCATGAAATGGCCGAGATCGGCGACATCGAGGCCAAGACCACGACAGCCCAGGCGCAGGCGGCCGACCAATACCAGAAGGACCTGGCGAAGCTGAACGCCCAGAAGGGCGCGCTCTTCAAGACGCTCGCCACGTCCCTGCTGCCGACGATGTCGGACTTCGTCAACGCCATGCTGGACGCGTCGAAGAACACCAACATCGCCAACAGCGCGGTAAAGGATCTGGCCAAGGACAACAGCATCACCGACTGGGCTGACGCCGCCGCCATGGGCACGGCGCGCCTGGTCGACGTGATCATGATGATCCCGCGCGCGCTGAAGGCGGTTTCCGGCAGCTTCAAGGTCGTAGGCACCGACATCTCGACGCTCGCGACCATCGCTGTAAACCGCAACAATCCAGCGGCGATCGCCATGGCGCTGGCGCAGCGGGAGCAGGTGCTGGCGGACGCCAACCAGAACTATAGCGACCTGTGGAACTACAACGGTGCAGCCATGGAGCAAGCCATGGCCGCGCGCATCGCCGCTCGCCAGAAGGCTGCGCAAGTCGCCGCCAGCAAGCCGGAAGGGTCTGCCAAGCCGGTCCTGAACTTCGTCAACACCGACGAGGCAGCCGCTGCCGCCGCGGCCGAAAAGGAGGTCAACGCCTACGCGACCCTGACCTCGGCCATCCGCGCAAAGAACGACGAGATCAAGCTCGAGCTGGCGACCGACCAGAACCTCACGGAAGGTCAGAAGCTGCGCATCAAGATCGAGAACGAGCTCGCCACCAGCAAGGTTCAGCTCACCGCCGCACACGTGGCGGCCGTGCGCGCGATGCTGAACGAGGTCGACGCCAGCGAGGCACTGTACAAGGCCCGCCGGGCCGAGAAGGACAGCGCCGCTTGGATCGAGCAGAGCACGCAAGCGCGCGTAGCCTCGCGCGCCGCGCTGGAGGTCGAGTACGCGATGTATGGCAAGACCGCCGACGCGCGCGAAATCGCCATGATCGCGGTGAAGAACGAAGCCGAGTTCGAGAAATACCTCACCGAGGAGCGCAAGAAGGGTATCCAGTTCACCGCCGAACAGCTGGTGCAGCTTGGCGTTGAGAAAGACGCGCGCACGGCTGTCGAACAGGCCACGCTCGCCCAGGGCAAAGCCCTTGGCTACGCCAGCCAACTGGCCCAGGAGAACAAAAAATTCGTGGCCGATTCGATCTTGGACGAGAAGGCGCGCGCCGCGGCGCTGCTGGAGATCGACGCCGACGTCTGGCGCGAGCGCATCCGGCTGGCCGGCGCCGGCACCGAGGCGCAGAAGGAGCTGCAAGAGCAGTTCAACACCTGGTATGCCAACCAGGCGGCCAAGCCGTTCATGGACGAGCAGAAGAAGATCTGGCAGTCGGTCGAGCAGACCGCCCATGATACGTTCATCTCGATCTTCGATTCCGGCAAGTCGGCATTCAACCGGCTGCGCGACGCCCTCAAAAACGGACTGCTCGACCTGCTGTACCAGATGACCGTCAAGAAGTGGATCATCAACATCGGGACATCTGTCGGCTTTGGTGGCTCGGCCGGGATGGCGCAGGCCGGCGGGTTCGGCGGCGCCGGCGGCGCTGGCGGCAGCTCCGGGATGTCCAGCCTGATCGGTGCTGCGCAAACCGCAAACTCGATGTACAAGATGGTATCCGGCGGCATGATGGATAGCGCAGGCTCCGCCATTGCCGGCATGGGCAACATGTTCGGCAGCTCATCGATGTCGGCCTTCGGATCTGGCTTCGCGGGCAACGCGGCCGGCATGAACATGACCGCCTCCGAAATGTTCTCGGGCATGGGCATGACGTCCGAAGCGAGCGCGGCCAGCCTGGGCGCTTCGGCCGGCGCGGCCGCGGGCGTGCTGGGCGGCATTGCCGGCGGCATCTATGGTGGCCGGATGGTCTCCGGCGGCTACGGCAGCAATGGCGCAGTCAACACCGGCACCGCCATCGGCGCAGCCGTGGGCTCGATCGTGCCGGTCATCGGAACCGCGCTCGGCGCCCTGATCGGCGGCCTGTTGGGCGGCGCCTACAACCGCATGTTCGGCCACAAGGCGCCCGAGGTCGAGTCGCAGGGCCTGCGCGGCACCTTCAGTGGGGATACGCTCACGGGGAGCAGCTACCAGAACATCCTCGAAAAGGGTGGCTGGTTTGCGAGCGACAAGCGCTATACGGAATCGCAAGCCATGTCGGGCGACCTGCTCAAGCAGTTCAGCCAGGGCTTCACCGACCTCGAGAAGGTATCGCTCGGCTTCGCAAACTCTCTGGGCGTATCGGCCGATGCTCTGAAGGATTACTCCAAGACTTTCGACATCACGACGACTGGTGATGCGGCGAAGGACAAGCAGGCGATCACGGATTTCTTTACCGGCGTCAGCGAAGAAATCGCGCGGAAGCTGGTTCCGAATCTGGACCAGTTCTCAAAGTCCGGCGAAACCGCCTCGGCTGCCCTGCAGCGCTTGGCGGGCGACTTCCAGTCGACCAACCAGATCGCTCAGTTGCTCGGCAAGTCCGGTGCGGACGTGTTCGGCTCGCTCGGCATGGACTCGGCCACCGCACGCGAGCGTGTAATTGACCTGGCAGGCGGTGTATCGGTGCTGGCCCAGCAGGCGCAGGCCTACGCGCAGAACTATCTGACGGACGCGCAGCGCCTGGCGCCGGTGCAGAAGGCGCTCGACGCCGCAATGGCAAGCCTGGGCTTATCCAGCGTGCAGACCCGCGATCAGTTCAAGGCGGTTATTGACGGGCTTGACCTCACCACCGAGGCCGGCGCCAAGGAGTTCACCAGCTTGATGGCGTTGTCCGACGCCTTCGCCCAGGTGCATCCGCAGATCGATGCCGCAGCAGCAGCGGCGCAGGCGGCCGCCGACGCAGCCAAGGCAACTGCTGACGCAGCCAAGGCGGCCGCCGACGCGCTGCAGGCGATGAAGGATGCCGCCAGCGCCCTGACCGGCGACGTCGACAACGCGATGTCGGTGCTGAAGACCGTGGCGGACCGCCAGAAGGCGGCGCTACAGTCCCGCATCGACACCGAGGCCGCGGCGATTACCAAGCTGACCTCGCTGTCGCAGTCGCTGCGCGGCGCCCTGTCCAGCATGACCACGCCGGACCAGGCGGCCTACGACCGCGCCGCGGCGCAGGCCCAGGTCCGGACGGCGCTCGCGATTGCCCGCGCCGGCGGTCCGCTGCCGGATGCCGACAGCCTCAAGACCGCGCTGTCCACGCTGCAAAAGGACTCGACGGGCCAGTTCGCCAGCTACGCCGACTACCTGCGCGACTACTACAGCACGAAAAACGACATCGCGAGCCTCGCCGGCATCACCGACGATTCGCTGTCGGTCGAGCAGAAGTCGCTCGACGCGCTGAATGCGCAGGTGAAGGCCATCGACCAGATGGTGGCTGACGCCCAGGCCCAGGTGGACGTCCTCAAGGGCATCGACTCCAACGGCCTGACACTGATCCAGGCGGTCGAAGGGGTGCGCACTGCCATCCTGGCGGCGAATGCAAACCCGCTGGTGTCGGGCACATCGGCCATCAACGCGGCCTACCAGTCCGCGCTCGGCCGCGCGCCCGATGCGGTCGGCCTGGCGTACTGGCAGAAGGCGATTGGAAACGGCGCATCGGCGTCGGATGTGACCAGTGCGATCGCCAACTCGCCGGAAGCAACGATCCAGGGCATGTACCAGACCATGCTGCACCGTCCCGCCGATGCGGCCGGCCTGAACTTCTGGCTGACCCAGATGCGGACCGGCGTGTCGCTGGCAGACATCGGCAATGCGATCGCGGGCAGCGGCGAGGTGCAGGGCAAAATCCCGGGCTTCGCCACCGGCGGCGACTTTGCCGGCGGCTGGCGCCTGGTCGGCGAGCGCGGTCCCGAGCTCGAGGCCACTGGCCCGGCGCGCATCTTCAACGCCAGCCAGACCTCGAGCCTGTTTTCCCGCCTGACCAACCCGTCGAGCAACAACGACGTGCTGGCCGCCGAGGTGAAGGCCTTGCGCGAAGACAATCGGCAGATGCGCCAGATGATGGAGGCCCACCTGTACGCAATCGCGAAAAACACTCGCAACACCTCTGACACGCTGGAAGGTGCGGCACGGGGGCAACGACCACTTCAAACGGCTGCAGTCTGAATCCACGATGATTATTATTAATCCGGTCTCCTTGGGGGATGTGTCGTGTACGCGCGCCGCTGCGGCGCCGTACTACGACAGAAACGGCGTGCAGCAAATGGCGCCTCCCAACACGCTGCGCGTGACGTACGACCCGAACGACTTGAGCAAGGCGCCGTACGCCCTGCTCGATGCCGGCGAGGTAATCGGTCCCGGTTCGGGCCTGGTGTATTCCAACGTCCCGCTCACGGAGGCGCCCTACAGCATCGCGGCGACGTACGCGCAAAATGCCGCGGTCTACGATCCGGCGACCTATCTGATGTACCGGTCGCTGATCCCCAACAACGTCGGAAAGGCACTGACCGATACCACGGCCTGGGTCCCGATGAAGGTATCGGTAAATCGCCGGCAGATGTTCGATCAGTACAACTCGACGCAAACCAGCAATGCGGACGAAATCATTGTGGTGGTCAGTCCGCAAACGCTGGCGCGCGGTGTCTTCCTTGGCAACATCGATGCGGTCGACGTGCGCTTTTCGGTCACGGACCTGAACGCTGGTCTCGTGTACCGGGAAACTCAAGCCCTTACGCAGTCAAATTCGAAGTCATCGTTCTACCGCTGGGGGTTCGAGCGGATCCGGCGCCGCCGTGTGACCTCGACCATTAAGTTGCCCCCGTATGCGAACGCACTTGTGACGATCGCAATTCGTAAGCCAGGCGGTATCGCGAAGTGCGGCGTGGCGGCGGTCGGCCCGACCATCGATTGCGGACTATCTCAGTATGGCCTCTCGCGCGGCATCAAGGACTGGTCGACAGTGCAGTTCAACTTCGATGGTACGGATGACTCCACTATCCGTGGGTTCTCCAAAACCATGGAGCTGGACGTCATCATTGATAACAGCAATATCGACTATGTGACCGACACGCTTGAGGACCTGCGACAAACGCCTGTTGCTTGGGTCGCTACCGATCTGTATTCCTCTGCGGGCATTTTTGGCAAGTATCAGGATTTCAAAAATGTCGTGGAAGGCTTCCCCGAAAGCAAAATGAGCCTGCAAATCCAAGGAACTGTCTGATGACAATCACCGTATTCCTCGATCCGACGAAAATGCCGAATCAGTCGCAGGATCAAGCGACGTTTGACAACAATTGGGCGAGCGTTCTCGCCAACCTGCCGACCTTCGTCTCACAGTTCAATGCGGGTACCACAAACCTGAATTCGTCGCTCAATGGCGCAGGCATCAGCATTCCCTACACCATCGACCTGTCCACGACAGCCGATGGCGACCCAGGCAGCGGAAATCTTCGGTTCAACAGCGCGACCCAGAACGCAGCGACTGTACTGCGGGCCGATCTGATCAGCTCGAATACAGCAGACTACACGACGGTCCTGGATACTTTCGATTCTTCCACAAATCCCGTCAAGGGGCGGATTGCCATCGTCAAGCAGGGAGATGCAAAGACCTTCCTGATGTTCGATGTGACCGCGCGCGCCGCGCCGACTGGCTACCGGAACATCACCGTGACGCCGATCGCGTCCAGCTCGGCAAACCCTTTCACCCAGGGCGACGCGGTCCTGCTGTTCTTCCAGCGCGCCGGCGACAAGGGGGACCCGGGAACGCTCACCCAGGTGCTGTGGGTACGTGACGAAAAGGGGTCCGGGACGGATGGCGGATCCAGCACGGCTGGCGCAACGGTTCAGCGCGGCCTCAACACGGTAAAGCGTAACACGATGACCGGGGCGAGCCTGTCCAGCAATCAGATCACACTGCCAGCTGGCACTCATCGCATCAGTTTCTCGGCGCCTGCTTATTCAGCGGGCAATCATCAAGCCTGGCTCTACAACGTCACCGATGGAACGGTGCTGATCCCCGGAACATCGGAGTATTCCGGAACCGCAAATACTCGGTCTGGCACGATCAACTGCGAAGTCGTCCTGGCGGCAAGTAAGGTACTTGAGATTCGCCACTACACGTTCGCCTCACAGTCAAACTCGGGGCTTGGACTTGCATCCTCGAGCGGTCAAACATCGGTGTACA